CGACCCCCAAAAGTTTGCTGAACAAATCCCCGAGCGGCCCGGCCTGCATACGCCGAACAACATTCTTATAGTCCGGCCAATCCAAAGACTTTAAGAGTTCTTCCGAATCGATATGGCCCTGGTTGGCCAGCTCAATGGACTCCTCCCGCTTCTGGATCTGGCTCCGGGGCATGGTGGACCCATTCACCACGGTCAGCTTGACGGGCAAAAGGAGATTCATCCCTGTAACAGGCATGGATTGACGGCTCCCCGAATTATCGGAAAACGAGATCCACCGCTCTTCCGTGTACCAGTTTTGAGCGTGGGAAAGATACATCCGGCCCCGCTCCCGAATCATCTTGGAATAGTTCCTGGTTTTGCCCCGAAGAATCCGGGCTGCATTCTCTAATAAGGCGGCAATGGCCTTGTAGGCGATCACACTCTTCCCGGGTTGCTGGGCGGATTCAAGATCAAAACTTCCGGCCACCAAGAAGAACATGTCTTTGAAAATATCCAGGCAGGCCATCATGTTCTGGTCCATCTGTATGGGCTTCAAATACTGGATAGCATTGGCCTCCAGGGCATTCGTGGGGTTGACGATACCGGGATAGTTCCCCAGCTCATCGTTGCTCACCCCCGAGGTTTTGGGATTCAGCAATTTGGGAGTGCTGGCCTTGTCTTTCACCAGGGTGATTTGACTGATGGTCTTGTTGACTTCGGTTTGTAGTCCCTCAAGTTGCTCAAAGTCTGGGATGCCGAACATACTGGTTGGATCGGTAACTGAAGGGGTGACCGAGAAGGGAAATTTATCGAACAGGTAGCAGTTAAACGCCTTGTCTTTGAGATCAGGGTTAATGCTCGGGTTATCGTCATCCGCAAAGACAACCTGACCGCAGCACCCGCATTGAATGCGCCGAATATTCCCGGTATAGAGAGATTTCCCGTCCTTATCCTTGGAATAATCCTTTACCCACGCCTCGCATACCACGGTTTCCTCGGTTGAGCCGGCCTCAACATTTTTTGAGGATATCAGGCTTTTGACAACATTGGCAATCCGCGTCATCACACTGTCAGACTTTTTAGCCCCGGTTATTTCACCCCGCTGGTCATTGATAGCCTTGAGGTATTCGTCATCCGCGACGACCTTATCGGCAACATCCTTCCACCGGCGACGGGCCTCCCGGACCGGCATGGGCCAAAAATGCAAAACAGCCTCGCATTTTTGGATCTTCTTTGCCTTGACGGGATACCAGCCGAAATTAAAAATACTTACTGTTTCGGTCTCCACCTCTCCGGCAGGGTATTCCAACTCCACGTTAAACGAGACTTTTTCCACGGTCGTGCCATTCATTTCCCCCTCGGAAACGGATGTTTCCAAAACGTGTTGTTGCTCCTGATCGTTCCACCAGTGCTCACACTGCCGCAGAACCGTGGTTAACTGTTCTTCGTTGTCAATTTTGCCGACGATCGTAACATCAAACGTTGGGTTGTTGTCGGTGAGAGTATTTACGGTTTTGGAATGATGCGTGGAAAGAAGATTGGCCGACAAGAGGGGGACTTTTACATTCTTATTCACCCAATGATCAGTCCTACGCAGCCGGTAATACCGATTCCATTTCTCGGGGAGGCCTTGGCTGTCCCGGTACTTCAGAATTTCATCCAGGATGGCGAAAACCTTCAGTCCAACCTCTGGATGCCCTTTTGCCGGGATCAATTCACTGCTTTTTTTGATGCTTTTTTTGATGGTTTCTTTCACAGTTCACCTCGTGTCTCGCCAGTCTTGCTTTGTGCTTGAATGGCCTATTGCAATACCGGCAGGCCAGGGCCTTTTCATCCGGTTCTTCAGGAGCTGGGGCCTCTTCTTCCGGGAATATGGCATTGATCTGTTCCTGGTTTCGCTCGGCAAGAGTCTTTTCAGACTTTGTCTCCTCCGGGAACATGGCATTTATTTGGTCTTGGTTTCGCTCGGAAAGGGTTTTTTCACATTCGGGCTTTCTCACTGGATCGCCCAGAACATAGAATATCCCATGGGAAATCATCACTCGGTCCTGATGCAGAAAGGGACGATGGCCACAAAATGGGCAGCGCATGAATTCCCAATCCGCTTCCGGATGAAACGGGGGTGGGGCGCCATTGTTATGCAGGTGAGAAATAAACATGGACCCCTTCATGGGCTCTTTAAGAAGATCCATCGGAAGGCCTGATGGTCCTCGCCATTCTTGATGAGGCTCTGAGGGCTCCGCCTGGGCAAACTGGGTTTCGCAGATTTCACAATAAATGGGTATCATCGTATCGTCTCAATCCTTTTCTCGGGGTTTCGGGGCTCCATCAGGGCGTCCGCGTAAGGGCTGCTCCCATCGTCGATGTATGGAGCTTTCTTCACGATATCCATTGTTACCATCGGCTCATTGGTCCGGGTCTTCCGTCCCATCCAAAAACCGATCAAGATGCACAGGATCCCGAATATTTCTGGAATAAGGTTTTTTAAAATATCCATCAGCTCATTATCGTATCAAAAGTGTTCCGGTTCATCCGGCCGTAATCATCCTGGGGTCCATAGTCCCAATGATCATCAATTTCGGTTGGTGGCCTTTTGTAGAGTTCCTCCAGTCGCTTATCGAACTGGGATTCTTTAGGCTTCGGGTCATCAACAGCCAGGGGCCGGGCCATCATGATATGGCAGGCCTCGTCATACACATGGTCCTCCATATCAGTATCGATGTCCTCCACATTGTCCTCATCCATACACAGATCCTGGATCGTGCGGATAAAATCCTTGCAGCATCGAAAAACCTGGATCTTTGGTTTTGCAGTCAATCGCCCGGTGCTATCGAATTCCAGCCGGAGGCGCTCCCGGAATTGCCGAATTTTAAGATCTCGGCTGGCATCCCCGGGGGTGAGGTAGAGCCCGTAACCGGCAAAGGTCTCAGCGGTTGACGGCCCCTGCCCTCCGCCCTTGTAATCCGCCTTCTTGTTCCAGCAGTCTGGACCGGCCAATCGCGTGAATTGATTCCGGGTAAATCCCATCTCCATCTCTCTTTCTAGGATCCCTTCGGCAATGGCCGAATCCGTCAATCTCAACCCCTCATTCGGGTTTCCGTTGGAGCCGTACCATTCGGCGAAGCGATAAAGCGTCCCATCAGAAGCTACGAACCACCAGCCGATTGAAAAAGGCTTGCCGTACCCCCAGTCAAACGTCATGTACTTTTGGGCATAACTGGGGATCGTCGCCGAGTGGATAACATGATATTCCTCGTTGAGTTCAAACGCCTGGCCGATATAAACATCCCAGTCCCCCAATAACCATGCTTTTCTCAGGGCCAAATCCCGGATGGACTTCAACCGGTTGTAATATTTCGGGTCATTCTCCCGGAGGAACCGGTTGTCATCCAGAAAAGACTGAATAAAAACCCTGGTCTCTCCGGCGTCGTCATAAAGCGCAGTGCCGGGCGGAACTCCGTTTTTCCCCAGCTTGAAAAGGGCCTTCACCTCATTGTGGCCAGGGCCACCCGGGTTCCCGGTACCGAACATCCTACAAGGGACACCGTGGGGGGATCTCAAAGAGCCCTTCAGTTTATCCACCAGCTTGGAGAAAAACGGGAATGTCGTGCATTCCTCTATGCTTATCTCCGTGTACTGGTGGCCCACGAAATCATTGGCCATGACCAATTGGGAAATCGCGGGCAACGTCACCCTGGCCCCATTATGAAACTTGATCAAATTGACTTGTTGATCACCGCCGATGCGTTCAGCCGGGAGACCTTTTGCAATCAACTCATCAACCCTGCGCCTGAGCTCGGAAAAGTCTTTATATTTCCGTCGGACAATCAATCCATTCCAGGTCGAACCGTACCTCTCAGCCCCGAGAATTTGCCTTCCAATGGTGCAATCAGACTTTCCCCCTCCCCGGGTGCCCCCGAAAAATGTAAAATCCACCGGGCAAATCACCGCCAGGGCCTGGGGGCCGGGCTGTGCGGTCCAAAACGCCATTTATCCTTGCGCTTCTTCCTGCGCCCTCCGGCTTATAGACGCTTTCATCCACGCCTCCCACTCGGCCAGGTCTTTCGGTACAGGGGGCGCTTCCACCATTTTGGTTTCAATGGGACCACCGTCCTTGCCGGTGTGCTCATGTTTTTCAGGTGCGCTCATTCCCTTAATTTTTACCATCGAGTCCAAAGCACCCTTTTTGTCGGCAAATTTGATTTTTTTGATCGATTCCTCAATGATGGTTTCTCCGGAAACCGTTGTTTTTAGGACGCTCACATCAAATCCACTAATCGCCGCTGCCGTGTCGTTATCCAACAAATGGATGGGAATCAGCTTCCCGTGTTCATCAAAGAGCTTCCGAATATCAAACGTGCATAATGATTTGTATTGCTTAAGTATTTCCTTCTCGGATAGCTCATATTCGTTCTCGACCTTTTGTCTTTCCGACTGAACAAGGTCCCAAATTGCTTTGTTCGATGCTTTTTTCCGACTATTTCCGACCCATGCTTGAGCTTTTCCCGTAGCCATAGACAGGCTATACCCTGCCTCAACCGCCGATTTTAGGGCATTTCCGACGATTCCCTTGGGTCCGTAAAAAAAGTTATGAACGAAATTTAAATACCGTGGATTTGTGGATTGCCTGGCAGGTTTTTCCGGGGGCTTTTTCGCCTTGAATTTTTTTGGGGATTTTTTAGGGGCTTTCTTCGAGGCCATCAACTCACCCCAACGAATTGACGATAGTTTTTAATGAAGTCCTCAACTTTTCCCGCACCCTTCCGGGTGTTCCAGTACACTTTCCAGTAGGCACCC